TTGTTTAGGTTGAAGTTGGGTAAAACTAGAAAACCCTTTATTGAATAAGTAAGGGCGTAAAAATTTAGTATCTGGGCGATTTTCTGCCTTACAAATAAAGTCTATAAAGTTGGGAATATTTAACTGCTCAATACTTGCATTTCGTGTAAAAAACCATGAAGCATAGGTAAATTCTAAACACGCCATGATAGTCTCATAGACCAAAGTACCCCTAAAAATTCTGAATTCTACGGTATTAGCATTTTGAAAGTTTAGGGCTTCATATCTATCTGTATTGAGATATTTCAATTGATTGCTTTTAGAGTTGTAGTTTCTCAAAGTGTCTTTGATATAACTGAGGTCTTTGGTCTTGCTTGGGTGCAACTTGCAAGCCCACCAATCAGAGCGCCTTGCGATTGCATGGATTAGTTTAGTGTTGTTGTCGTCATTAATAAAAAACACCAACTTAGAAGCGTGCAACATGGTCATATCACTTTTACAGATATGCACATGAAGCCCACATGATGAGGTGTTATGACTTTTAACATCCTTGAAGCGTTTTTTAAAAAACTTTAACTGCTCTTTGTGAATGTCTAAGCCCGTATAAGCAGTCACCATTTCAAAGCCATAATCCAGAGAGCCGTCATCCTCTGTACTTGCGTATCTATAAAACTTGTTGTCGTACCCTTTGGCGTTTTTAATGGCGTCTAATAACTCCTCTGCCTTGTCGGTTCTGTAAGAATCTCGGCTCACTTCCATTTCCAACTCTAAGCCCAGATAAACTTGAGGTTTTCTTTTTTCATAAGCCGTTGGGATATAACCTAAAAGCCGTTTGCTTTGATGTCTAGCAAGGATACATCCATCTGAATTCTCTTCTGAATCTACGGGATCTTGTTGATAATATCCTTGTTCATCATTCCAATAATAGTCTTGAGTACAGTTTTCACAAATGAGGTCGTTATCTTCCAGAGAGTGCAAAGTGTCCCGTTCGCAGTATCTGCCACAAGCGTCGCATGATGATGCGTCTATATTAAAGTGGTCGGTAAAAAACTCGTTCCAATCGGTAGAATGTCTCAGTCCTCTGAGTTTCATATTAAGCCCGTCTAAAAGACTATACCCGTCTGAATTCTTAATATGATGGCTGATAACTTTCCCCAGAGATTGATAACGGGTTTTAGCAGTTAGATAACTATTGCTTAAATAAGAACTTTCCCATCTATCCCAACGATTAACTTCTAAGTTTCTTTTAATATCGTTTTTGGCTGATGATATTCCATAACGCCGATAACATTCAATTAATCTCATTTTTAAATTCTCCTGTGTAAAAAATGATGTTATTCACATGAATAACTCTTTTATTGTTTCATGTCTGGTGCTGAGTTGTAAAGAAAAATCGTCTACAAAATGTCTTTTTTTAACTTATTCTTATTTCATACCTATCAAGTAAGAATGAGATATGACAGAAAACGCCATTAAAGCCCGTAAACCCAAAGTTAAAACCCTATCAAGGGCTGAGATAAAAGAGAGCCTAGAACAGTACCCAATAGAGAGAGTTCTGGGCGTACAAGGGGAGAGAAACCTTACTCACAAACAACGGGAGTTTGCTAGGAAAGTTGCTGAGGGATTACCCAAAGCCCAAGCGTATAGAGAGACCTACAATGTGACGAGTAAGAATCCACAGATACAAGCGAATAATGCCTATGAGTTAAGTAGAAACCCGATAGTTGCCAGAGAGATAGAAGCGTATAAGTTGGCATTTGAAGCCGAGAAATATCGTACGCCTACTCATTTAAAGAGTTTACTCATTCAACAGTTGGTTGAACACTCATTAAACAATGGTTTCCCACCAGCCCAGAGAGTGAAGTGTCTTGAGTTGATTGGGAAACTGTTTGAAGTCCAAGCGTTTACAGAATCTAAACAAGTTGAAATAACTCACAAGTCTGGAGACATAAAAGCCCGTCTAATAGATCAATTGAAGGATATAAAAGACATAGAAATAGAGGATGATGCACTCTCTTTATTAGAAGAGTTAAAGGGTAACCCCCCAACTGAATCAGGGAATCCAGAACCCACCACTCCCCCACCCCCCGAATCCGACCATGCTGACCTGCCTGACGCTACGCATACTATTCCACACAAACAATCCTCGGAGAATTCCAATGAGTAACTGGAACAAGTTCCAAAAAGTAGGGGTAGGGGGTATAAAAAATTGGAACAAGTTCCAAAATTGTTCTATAGAAACACCCCCCTTGTTGTTTTTATACAAAAAAGGGGTGGGGGGTATATTTTTATGAAAACGAAGATACACGTTAATCAGCATGTTATTAGGAAGAATAGGAAAGAGGGATTAAATGATCCTGTATTTACTGTTAAGACGTATAAGGAAAATAGGTATGCACATAAGGTTGAGGTATTAGGTCCTAGTATATTAGTGTATAGTCCTGATAAACCTCTTAGTTGTGGCGCTCATGTATGGATAGAGACGGAAGCAGAGGTTATTTGTGACGCCTAAGCAGAATAATGTATATAAGTATATAGAGATGTATTGGAAGGAATTTGGATATGGTCCTGCCATAGATGACATCATGTACGGTCTTGGGTATAAGGGAAGAGGTGAGATACATAAGATTATTAAAAGGTTATGTGAGATGGGTGCTTGTAAGATGATACCTAACCGAGCGCGGAGTGTGCGTCCTACGCATGTTACATTTAGGAGTATTAAATGAGTGACATCATGGATGTTGAAAAGATGTATGAGGCGGTATCTAAAATGCCAATTAATGAGCAAGAGGAGTTTTTTTCTAATCTTGTCTTATGGAAGGATAGCAAGGTACGGGAAGCGGCGCAGGAAAATTTTTTAAAGTTTGTCAAACAAATGTGGCCGGGCTTTATAGATGGCAGGCACCATAAGGTAATGGCTAAAAAGTTCCAAGAAATAGCGGATGGTAAGTTAAAGAGATTGATTATTAATATGCCACCCAGACATACCAAGTCTGAGTTTGCTAGCTATCTATTGCCTGCATGGTTTTTGGGTAGATATCCGCAAAAAAAGATTATCCAATGTTCCAATACAGCAGAATTGGCAGTTGGTTTTGGTAGAAAGGTAAGAAACTTAGTCGGAAGTGAACAATATGCAAAAATATTTCCCAATGTTAATCTTAGGTCGGATAGTAAGGCGGCTGGTCGCTGGTCTACTAATGCTAATGGTGAGTATTTTGCTATTGGTGTTGGTGGTACTGTTACTGGTAAGGGAGCTGATTTGCTCATTATTGACGATCCACACTCGGAACAAGAGGCAGCCCTTGCGTCAGGAGACCCTTCGGTATTTGATAAGGTGTATGAATGGTATACATCGGGTCCAAGACAGCGTTTACAGCCGGGTGGTGCAATTATAGTTGTAATGACGAGATGGTCAAAGCGGGATTTAACAGGTAAAATCAAACAAGGAACCATTGAACGAGACGGAGAATTGTGGGAAGAGGTTAATTTTCCAGCAATTTTGCCTAGTGGAGAGCCTTTATGGCCTGAATTTTGGAGTTTATCTGAATTACAGGCGTTAAAAGAAGAACTTCCTATTCCAAAATGGAATGCGCAGTATCAGCAACAACCCACTTCTGAGGAAGGGGCGATAGTAAAACGAGAATGGTGGAACATTTGGGAGAAAGATAACCCTCCGCCATGTGAATTTATTATACAAAGTTGGGATACTGCCTTTACAAAATCAGAACGAGCTGACTATTCAGCTTGTACAACATGGGGTGTGTTTTATAAAGATGAAGATCCTAATGATGCACATATTATATTGTTAGATGCTTTTAAAAGACGGATGGAATTTCCAGAATTGAAAGAAAAAGCCTTTAATCATTACAAAGAACATGAACCAGATGCATTTATTGTGGAAGCAAAAGCATCAGGAGCGCCATTAATTTATGAATTACGGGCTATGGGGATACCTGTTCAGGAATTTACACCAAGTCGGGGTAATGACAAAATGGTTCGTATTAATAGTGTTGCTGATATATTTGCTAGCGGTAGAGTATGGGCGCCCGCAACCAGATGGGCGGAAGAGGTAATAGAAGAAATGGCTGCTTTTCCTAATTCTGACCATGATGACTTAGTAGACTCCTCTACACAAGCATTAATTAGGTTTAGGAAAGGCGGGTTTTTAAGGTTACAATCTGATTACGCAGATGAGCCTTCTTTAACAAAAAGACGAGCGTATTATTAAGGATAAATTATGTCAATAGATAAGTCATTATATCAAGCCCCTGAAGGATTAGAAGCTTTAGGTGCACAAGAAGAGCCTATAGAAATTGAGATTGTTGACCCAGAATCGGTCACGATTGGCATGGATGGAATGGAAATAACCATTGAGCCCGATAAAGAGTATGAGGAAGATTTTACCGCAAACCTTGCAGAGTATCTAACGGATAGTGAGTTGGCTACGCTTGCCAATGATTTAATTAGTGACGTAGATGACGACATTGATGCAAGAAAAGATTGGATTCAAACATATGTTGACGGACTAGAATTGCTTGGTTTAAAGATTGAAGAGCGTAGTGAGCCGTGGGAGGGTGCTTGTGGTGTGTACCACCCTTTACTAGCAGAAGCAATTGTCAAGTTCCAATCAGAAACTATGATGTCTATATTCCCAGCACAGGGTCCGGTAAAGACTCATATCTTGGGAAAGGAAACTCCAGCTAAAAAAGAATCTGCGGAACGTGTTCAAGAAGATATGAACTACGAGTTGACTGAGGTAATGACGGAGTATCGCCCAGAGACAGAAAGAATGTTGTGGGGATTAGGATTAGCGGGTAATGCGTTTAAGAAAGTATACGAGGACGAAAATCTTGGCAGACAAGTATCTATGTATGTACCAGCTGAGGATTTAATTGTTCCTTATGGCGCTTCTGACTTAGAATCTGCAGAGCGTATTACTCATGTAATGCGTAAGAATGAAAATGAGTTGCGCACGTTACAGGTAAATGGATTTTACCGTGATGTTGATTTGGGCGAGCCAGCCAATGTGTTGGATGAAGTAGAAAAGAAAATTGCGGAAAAGTTGGGATTCCGTGCAACTACGGATTCTAGATATAAGATTCTTGAGATTCAAGTTAATTTAGATTTGCCCGGCTATGAACATACAGATAAAGATGGCGATAAGACTGGTATTGCATTGCCATATATTGTAACAATTGAAAAGAGCAGTCAAGAAGTATTGTCAATTAGAAGAAATTGGAAGGAAGGCGATGAAAAACATCAAAAGCGTAAACACTTCGTACACTTTGGTTACATTCCGGGATTTGGCTTTTATTGTTTTGGTCTCATTCATCTTATCGGGGCTTACGCTAAGTCTGGCACTTCTATCATCAGACAGCTTGTTGACGCAGGTTCTTTGGCTAACTTACCAAGTGGATTTAAAACAAGGGGCTTGCGTGTTAAGGGAGATGACACACCAATAGCTCCGGGCGAATTTAGAGATGTTGATGTGCCAAGTGGTGCGATGAAAGACAACATCATGCCATTACCATATAAAGAGCCTAGCCAGACTTTATATACTTTGTTTAATACAATTGTTGAAGAAGCAAGACGGTTTGCAAATACAGCAGACTTACAAGTTTCTGATATGTCAGCAGCGGCCCCTGTTGGAACAACTCTAGCTATTCTAGAGCGCACACTTAAAGTGATGTCAGCAGTCCAATCTCGGATACATTTCTCTCTAAAACAAGAGTTAAAGTTATTAAAAGAGATTATTGCCGACAATGCTCCTGAAGAATACGACTATCAACCAGAAGAGGGTAGTCGTAAAGCTCGTAAATCAGACTACAAGAATGTGGATGTTATACCTGTTAGTGATCCTAATGCTTCTACAATGGCGCAAAAAATTGTTCAGTATCAGGCAGTCTTGCAATTAGCACAGAGTGCGCCACAATATTACAACATGCCGTTGTTGCATCGTCAAATGATAGATGTTTTGGGCATTAAAAATGCTCATAAGTTAATTCCATTGCCAGAAGATATGAAGCCAATGGATCCTGTAACTGAAAATCAGAACATTTTGATGCAAAAACCAGTCAAAGCGTTTGCTTATCAGGACCATCAAGCACATATTACGGTGCATATGAGTGCAATGCAAGACCCTAAAATTGCTCAATTATTAGGTCAAAATCCGCAAGCACAAGCGCTTCAAGCGGCAATGATGGCGCATATTAACGAACATTTAGGTTTCCAATACCGTGTAGAGATTGAGAACAGGCTTGGATTTAGTATGCCTCCTGTAGTAGATGCAACTGGAGAGGATATTCACATAGATCCTGAAGCAGAATCAAGATTAGCTCCAATGTTAGCTCAAGCAGCACAAATATTGTTGCAACAAAATCAAGCACAAGCTGCACAACAAAAAGCACAACAGCAAGCACAAGATCCTATTGTTCAAATGCAACAGCAAGAGTTACAGTTAAAAGCACAAGAATTGCAGATGAAGGCAAAACGTGACGATGCTGAAATTCAATTGAAACGTGAACAACAAGATATTGAGCGTAAGCGAATAGGCGCACAGACAGCAATGGAAACATTAAAAGCTAAAGCAAGCATGGATGAAGAAAAAATAAGAATGGGTTTAGATTTAGTCCATAAAATTGCTGACAATAAGCACGAAAAAGAAACTCAAAATAAAAAAATTATGGCAGAAGGTGCACATAATATATTTAAAAAGAAAGAAACTAAATGAGCGCATTAGATATTTTATTGGAACAGATTACCGATAAGGTAAATCAACTCAAAGATTGGTTAGGTAGCGGACAAGCTATTGACTTTAACGAGTATCAAAGGATGGCAGGAGAGATTAAAGGTCTGCTCTTTTGTCGTCAAAACATATTAGACCTTAAACAAAGAATGGAGCACTCGGACGATGAGTAACCTAGCACAAGCAGTAGATTTATCTTTGATTCTTAACAAAAAAGAAGAAGAGAAGGCAACACAGTTGCCAAAACCATCAGGATACAAAATCCTGTGTGCAATACCAGAAGCAGAAAAAAAGTTTGATGGATCAGAACTTGAGAAACCAGACGAGGTTTTAAGAACCGAAGAAGTATTAACTACGGTGTTATTTGTAGTTGATTTAGGGCCAGACTGTTATATGGATAAAGAAAGATATCCAACAGGACCTTGGTGTAAAAAGGGAGATTTTATTCTTGTACGACCAAACGCTGGAACACGGCTTGTTATACATGGAAGAGAATTCCGTTTGATTAATGAAGATTCAGTTGAAGCTGTAGTGGACGATCCACGCGGCATTAGACGTAAATAAAGGAGCCGGACATGGCAGAATTTGAAAAAGAAGAATATAAGTTTCCAGATGAAATAGAGAATTTAGATATTGAGTCTAGTGCAAATGAAATAGATATTGAAATAGAAGACGATACTCCAGAAGAAGATCGTGGAAGAGTTCCAGCCGACCCTGAAAAAGTGAAAGCTTTGGAAGTTGAGGTTGATGAGTTAGATAAGTATAGTAAAGACGCTAAAGAGAAGATGATTCAGATGAAGCGCATCTGGAACGATGAGCGCCGTAGAGCTGAATCTGCAGAAAGAGAGCGTACTGCAGCAATTGAAGCAGCTCAAAAACTATACGAAGATAACAAGCGTATGCGTGGAATGATTGAAAGTGGGCAAACAGAATATGTTTCCGCCGTCAAGAATTCTACAGAAATGCAATTGGATATGGCTAAAAAAGCATACCGTGAAGCTTACGATATGGGAGATTCTGAGAAATTATTAGAAGCTCAAGAGGCAATAACAAAAGCAACAATGGCTTTGGAAAAAGTAAACAACTTTAGAGTTCAATTACCTCAAGAGAGTTATGAGCCTCAACGGGAAATGTCTAAAGTTGCAAAACCTGATGATAGGGTGTTACAATGGCAGAAAGCAAACTCTTGGTTCGGACAGGACGAAGAAATGACAGCTTCAGCACTTGGGTTACACGAAAAACTCAAGAATCAAGGCGTAGCAATAGGCTCTGAAGAATACTATGCAAAGTTAGACGCAACAATGCGTAAGAGATTTCCAGAAAGCTTTGAACAGGAACGGGAAGACGTCCCAAGAAAATCCACGGTAGTAGCCCCAGCAACTAGGTCAACTGCACCTAAAAAAGTGAAACTAAAAACTTCACAAGTAGCTTTGGCGAAGAAACTTGGATTAACACCTGAGCAGTATGTAAAAGAACTTTTAAAATTGGAGGCCTGACATGGCACAAGAGAAATTAAGTAGAGATTTGCAAACCAGAGAACTTACAGAACGTCCTAAACAGTGGATGCCGCCGGAACTTCTCCCTGAGCCTGACAAACAAGCTGGTTTTGCATATCGTTGGATTCGTGTTTCAACATTAACTAATTCTGATCCCCGTAACATTTCGGCGAAATTTAGGGAAGGATGGGAGCCAGTTAGTATTGAAGAACAACCCAAATTTAGACTGTTAGCCAATACCGATGGTAAGTTTAAAGACAACATTGAGATTGGCGGGTTATTACTTTGCAAAACTCCATCTGAGTTTGTTGAGCAGCGTACAAATTATTACGACAAGCAGACACAAGATCAGACGGAAGCTGTAGATAATAATTTAATGCGCCAAAGTGATCCTAGAATGCCACTCTTTAAAGAGAATAAATCTACGACTACATTTGGCAAAGGTACTTAAACTTTTTTTAATGGAGAATTAAATGGCTTATCCTATCGTTAGTGCGCCTTACGGCATTAAGCCCGTTAATTTGATCGGTGGTCAAGTATTTGCTGGGTCTACACGCAATTTGCCTATAGCCTACAACTACGGAACCGCTATCTATTACGGTGATCCTGTGCAGTTAACTGCTGGTTACGTTGTTATCGCCCCGGGCGGTGCATCTTTAACTGGTTCCTCATATCTCAAAGCTACCGTTGGTATCTTCTTGGGATGTTATTACACCAACCCAACTACTAAGCAACGTCAATATGCTCAGTACTATCCCGGCAACGTATTAGCTGGCGATATCACTGCTATTGTTGCTGATGATCCAGATCAAGTGTTCCTAGTTGCAGTTACAAACTCAGCTTCTGGCACAACAATCTCATCAATCCCACAAGGTATGGTTGGTTTAAACGTAGCTGGTAATACTTTAACTGGCTCTGCATCTACTGGTAACTCTTCTGCTGCTGTGATTGCTTCTGCAACTACAACTGCTATTGGTTCAGGTGGTGTATGGCGTATTATGCAGTTAGTTCCTGATACACAAATTAGCACTTCTGCTACTTATGTTTCTGGCGCTACCACAACTTCATTGGTTGTTTCTGGTTTATCAGTAGGACAAGTAATTCCTATCGGTACAGATATTTTCCAATTGGTTAACGGTCAGTTACAGAGCATTGTTTCAGTAACAACAGCAGCATCAACCGTCACGACAACAGGCAGTACAACATTGACAGTTACAGCTTCATCCGTAACTCCGTCAGCTAGTGCTACTCTTGTTTTAGTTCAAACCCCAGAAGTGCTCGTGAAATTCAATCAAGGTGTTCACGACTACTACTCAGCTTAATCTAGGAGATATTTAAATGGCTATTTCTCGTGCACAACTACTGAAAGAGTTGCTCCCCGGATTGAATGCTTTGTTCGGTTTGGAGTATGCTCGTTATGGTGAAGAACATAAAGAGATTTATGAAACAGAAACCTCTGAGCGTTCTTTTGAAGAAGAAACAAAACTGTCTGGTTTCTCAGCAGCACCTGTTAAAAACGAAGGTCAAGCTATTCGTTACGACAATGCGCAAGAAGCATGGACAGCTCGCTATAATCACGAAACTATTGCCCTTGGCTTTAGCTTGACTGAAGAAGCAATTGAAGATAACCTCTACGATTCTTTATCAGCTCGCTATACTAAAGGCTTGGCTCGTGCAATGTCTTACACTAAGCAAGTTAAGGCTGCTGCTGTAATTAACAACGGCTTTAACAACGGTTATCAAGGCGGTGACGGTGTTTCATTATTTAACACTTCACATCCATTGATTAACGGTGCTGTTAATAGTAACACTCCAGCAACTCCTGCTGATTTGAACGAAACATCATTGGAAAATGCTGTTATTCAAATCGCTGCTTGGACTGATGAGCGTGGATTGTTAATCGCTGCTAAACCTAAGAAGTTAATTGTTCCACCTGCACTACAGTTCGTTGCTACTCGTTTGTTAGAGACAGAACTCCGTGTTGGTACAACTGATAACGATATCAACGCTATCAAGAACAATGGCTCTATTCCTGAAGGCTACACAATTAATCACTTCCTAACCGATACAAACGGTTGGTATTTGACTACTGATGTACCTAACGGTATGAAGCACTTTGTACGTACACCACTCCAGAACTCTATGGATGGCGACTTTGATACTGGTAACGTCCGTTACAAGTCTCGTGAGCGTTATTCATTCGGCTGGTCTGATCCATTAGGTATGTACGGATCACCCGGAGCTTAATACCTTAAGCGCCTATAAGAACCCGCTCACAAGGCGGGTTTTTTATTGTGATATAATTATTTTGAGCAATTTTGCTCTACACACAACACACAGGAAGTTCTATGAACCCATTTGAATTAAGATTAAATTTATTAAATATGGCGAGAGATATGTTAGATCGCCAATATGATGCACAAGTTAAAGCGTGGGAGTTTATGGAAAAATTTACAGATGATGTGCCATATCCTCAATTTCCAACATTTCAAGATGTTATTCGCAGAGCCGCAGAAATGAATACTTTTATTAGCGAAAGTAGATAAGTAGAAGCCCGCTCACAAGGCGGGTTTTTTCATTTAAATAACTACCATAATATTTAAAAATATAGTATGATAAACACATCTGGGTAAATCTAGCTTATTAAACTGCCCCAGCAGACGATATACCGATTAATAAGCTTAACTTGTATATAGGAGAACTCACATGGGTTTAGCTTCACACTTAGGTCCTTGGCTATTAGGCACCGTTAAAAATACTACTGGAACAACTGCTGGAACAATCCGTAACATGGGTGCAACTACTACTGTTCAAACTGGCGTAACTACTGTTTCTGATACTTCAGCAAATACATTATTTGTATTACCAGCAGGTGCACAAATTTTAAGTTTTACCGTTGACATTACAACTGCTTATGCAGGTACAACAGGTAATACAATCACCCTTGCAACTTCTACTGGTACAACATTAGGTACTGTTGGTGGTGCAACTACAACACCTTTGTCTGTAGGTCGTGCAACATTTACTGTTACTAATGCAAGTATTGCTACTTATGTAAACGTAGGAACTACTGATGTATTGATTCAGGCTACGTATGCTTGTGCTGGTACAGCTTCAGGTGGTTCTGCAACAGTTACATGTAACTATGTAGTTCGTCAATCTGATGGTACATATGTTGCCACTTCACAACAAGCTTAATTAATCTGGGGGTTCGCCCCCTTTAAACTTTAGGAGATTAATTATGGCAAATATAGGTGCGGTTCGTTCCATAACACAAGTTGGAACATATGAGCCGTTTGATTTACAAGTATCTCGTGGGCAAATTTTAGGTCATACGACATTAAGTCTTTTTGGCTATCAATCTGCTGTGGGTAATACAAAGATTCCTGTATGGGAAAATGCTACAGTCTATACCTACATTACATCAGCATCTACATTAACTTTAGTAAGTACATCAGCGTCTGATAATACCTCTGCGTCTGTTTTAATTAGCGGTTTAGATTCAAATTACAATCTTTTGTCAGAAACTTTAAATTTAAATGGAACCACAGGTGTAACAACGGCAAATAGTTATTTTCGTATAAACAGCTTGGTGTTAATTACTCCGGGCAGTAGCCAAACTACCAACGTAGGGACAATTACTTTAAAGCAATCATCCAATATAATTGCACAGATTAACGCAGGTATTGGTAAATCGCAGATGGCTATTTATTCGGTTCCAGCAGGTCATTCGTTTTATTTAGACTTTGCTGAAGTAAATACATCCAACAGCTATACATCATCTAACATTATTACTTATTCTGTACAAGCTAGAAATGGTATTACAGGCAATATATTAAGTGTTTTACAGCAACCATTTGTATCTATTTATGTAGCGAATAGAAGTTCTGACCCATTTTTATACGCAGAAAAAACAGATATTCAATGGCAGTTAGTGACAAGTACGGCAACTACGGTGGCGGCAGGTTTAATTATTGCTGGTAAATTGGTTAGAACTTCTTTGCAAGGAACATAATGTGGCTACTAAGAAGAAAGGACCCTCACTTGCAGTTGGAAGAGGCGAAAAACTCCCGGTTTCTAAAGGGGCTGGACTTACTGCTAAGGGTCGTGCGAAGTATAACAAGGAAACGGGATCAAATTTAAAAGCCCCGCAACCTGAAGGTGGCCCTCGTAAGAAGTCCTTTTGTGCAAGAATGAGTGGAATGCCCGGACCGATGAAAGATAAAAATGGTAAGCCTACACGTAAAGCCGCAAGTTTAGCAAGGTGGAAATGCTAATGGAAATGCGTGAAATATTAATGTTGTGGAATATGGGTTTAACTCTTATCATGGGAGTTGTA